CTACAAATTCTTTTGGATTTCTCAGTCTTGCGACGACTTCTGCAGCCCCTTCTGGATCGCTGTTCTGATCTGCTGTTGCGAATTGATTTCTAGCCACAAGCTCTGGGATTGTGCTTTCTGAATCTTTGCGAAGAGCTTCTGCCTCATCCCCCGTAAACAAACCAGATTGCAAACCTTGCGCGATAACACCAGGACGAATCAGCTGACCATCTTGATCGTATGTGCCAAACAGTAAATCGGATGCCTGCATCTGCTGCACACTATTACCCGAAGCCATCTGTATCTGTAACGTATCAACCAGCTCTAGCGCGGTTGCCTTTTGAATTTCAATGGATCTGTTTCTCGCCATCTTGATGACGTTGAGCCGAGCAGACGCGATCTGCTGGCTTAGGCGAGGCCCTAGCTCGCTCATCGTTCTGTCATCGATTCCAGTAAGACGGTCTTGTATCTGCTGAACGCCATTATCAAAAACACTTACCATGTCGTCAGGAGATTGCTGAGACATGGCGGTACTGGTCGTATCCTGTAATGAGGTTGCTGATGTAATTAACGCATCGTTAATAATTTGATTTCTGCGGTTCTCTTGCTCCTGAGCGATATAGTCAGTAGCAATCCTGTTGGCCGCTGATGCAAACTGAGCTTGTGCTCTAAAGGGCGCAGCCAATGCTTGACCACTTGCTTGAACACGCAACTGTCCTGCGCCTGTCTCTGGCGTCAACCGTGTAGATGCTTGATACGTTGGCACCTTCATAAATTAACCCCCAGTATAGCCTTCAGCTGGGCCAAACGGTATTCCCGTTGGACCCTTAAATGTGGGAGCAGCGCTCTCGCCTGAAGAAAAAGCCGATGCTCCTGTAGGCGGTGTTGGCTGGTTTTGCAATAAACTAGATCCTTGGGCAACACTTTGAAGTAATGACGTGGCCGCTTGCATATAGCCAGCGCGTCGAGCTGCTTGACCATACATGCGCTGTAGTCTTCCTTGTAGTCGCATATTGAGAGCCTCTTCTCGAAGCTGTTGCTTACCAACCTCTGCGTTATAACGCGTCAATGCTATTTCTTCATCTGCTTCTGATGCGTTAGCTAATAAAACCTGTAGTGGTGTTCCACCTGATGCAACCCATCCGTTGTATCTAAATGCCTGAGACGCAGCACCTTGCAAGCGATCAAAGTTTTTTCTGAACCTTGCAATGTCGATAGCTGTCGATCGATCAATTTGATCCTGCTGACGCTCCAATACCTTGGCATTGCGCTCTGCTATTTGCTGATTAAAACGACCGGCAGCAGCTTGTGTTGCGCCTTGCTGCAAAGCAGATCGTGCGCCAAGAAGCGAACTACCTGCTACCGCTGTGATTACTGCTGTTTCTAAGCCCATACCTTACCTATCAAACGTCTGCAATCGAGGGAAGATAGACAGAATTGTCAGCGGCAAAGGCTGATCCTGTTTGACGACTACGAAGCCATCGTTATCGTAACCGCCAGGAAACTCGATAAATTTATCGCCAGTATACAATGGAACAGGATTATCCATAGTCATGTGTACTGTTCGGAATGGAATGATGTCTAATTCTGTCTCGGATGGCCCAATTTTTGCGCCCACAGAATTGAGAACCCGAATATCAATATCGCTAATGCGTTTGTTCTTAGCTTGGGCTGTACCTTCTGTGCCGCCAGCATCGGTACGCATGGTCTGCAAGATTGAGTCGTATGACAACCCAACGTGTGCTTTCGTAACAGATCGGTCTAGTGTAATGCTACCAGAGGAAACAGTTTTGTCCGCATGGGTAGCACCATTAGCCAAAATAGAAACAGTTTGTCCCTCTAAATGACTAAGGCCGCTTATGGTAGTAGCAGCACCTCCACTGTAAGTAAGACCCGCGTCAACATAAAAAGCATCTTCTATATCACTACCAAAGTCGATCGGTTTGAGTCTTTCTACATGACGCACATTAGATCCATTGATAGTGCGACGTACCACCAAATAAACCTCTTCTTCGGTGCGTTGACCACTTGAGATAGCTGCAATGCTTTCTACAAAGCCGTAGTTATAAGTTGTGCCACCATCTGTCAATGTCCCGCCAATCTGATGCTCATGCCAGGCAACCACGTCTTCTTCACGTCGATAGGTCATCGCCACAAGCTTGCCGTTCTCTAAAACACACCAAACGACATTGTTCGGCTCTTGCTGATAAGCCATCTCTTTGATCTTGCCTTCAGTAATGTGCTCCGCCAGTAACGTCATATCTGGGGCAATGTACGAGTCAACATTGAAGTCATAAACAAGCTCACGCAACTTACGTTGTTCTCGTTGTACAAATAGCGCAGTAGCGCCAACGACAAGGGGCTGAATGTCAGCACTGCCATACTTTGCTTGCTGTTTAATCTGCGTATTTACTGGTGTGATAGGTGCATCTACCGAACCAGCACGCACTGCAAACTCACCACCAGACGTACCAACCAGCAGTACACGCGATGATGTGAGGTATCGAATGACGTTTACCTGGTTAGATCCGATCGTGTAGATCAGGGCGCTGTCATCAGCTACACCCGCCGTAAAGTTTGTATAGTCCCCACTGACAGAAAAGAAAAGAGTTTGCGGCTGATTTGTTGTGTTAGCGAACACTAACCTTTGCTCGAAAAATGCCACACAAGCGGGATGTCCTGTGGTGCCTGAAAATGCACCAAGCTGATACTCATCATCGGCAATCAGATCGCCACTTACTGTGATGCTCTGGCCTTCATTCTGAAAGTGTATGTCGTTACTTGTGGATAACGTAATGATGCTGTCAGTGACCGCAACAATTAGCGCGTTGGAAAAGTTATTGCCATTGACGATCTCTGCGCTTGCAAGGCTGGGAGATCCCGAGCCTGTCGCCGCCTTTCTGGTTATCGGATCAAGCAAGTCAAACTCTGTGTCGGCATGATTTCCTGTAGTATCAAACGAGACCTCATAAAAGTAATCGTTGATCGTTGCGCCAGATGGGAAAGATACAGTGACGCCCGATACGCCCGTTAGCTTAATTAGATCGCCGTTGATTAAATTATGCGGTCCATCAGATGTGACTGTAATCTTTGAGCCGCTTACTGATATTGATGAGATGTCTATGTTAGCCGATCCGCTTGCGCTTATACGCATACCAACCTCAAAGCCTTCAGTAAGAAAGTTACCTGCACTGTCTTCGATGAAGTCATTGTGCGCCAGGCCAGTAGCATCAGGATCGCCCTCATGAAAGCTAATTGTAGTAGCGGTCATGCTAGGCTCTAATTCTGTTTCAAGATTGCTGTTTTCTTGTACTGTTGCAAATACTTGGTCATGTCGATCAAGATTTGATTGAGCGCCATTTGCAGTGCAAGTAGCACCACCTCCTGCTACAAGCTGTATGGAGTCATTATTAGCGACTGCAGCAATACTGCAGTTTTCGACAATAATAAAATCCGACCCTTGCTCAACAATATCGGCGGTGCCAGAAGCGCCACTTCCGCCCACTACCCTAACTGTTTCACCCGCATTAAAAGTTCCAACAAAATTGTCTACTGTAATTTTGGCAACTTGCACATTCGTTATCTTGGCAAACCCATGATGCAACTGAATTAACCTACCTACATCAGTAGAAGCCCAAGGGTCTGACTGACTAGACGTAATAATTACATTGCCTGTTCGGGCTGAAGCCGTAAGTGTAGAGTCGTCAAATACTGGGTCTAAAAAAGGGCCGCGACGAAAGTCTATTTCTGTAATCGTCCATGCAGTATGGCCTGTGCGTGTAATCTGCCGAGGCGCATGATTGGGATGCACGATAAACATAGTATCGGCAGACTGCGTAAACTTTAAACCAGCAAGGTCTGAGGTATTGTAAGGCGTGGTTACTTCAATCGGGCTACTGCCCCCATCAACAACAATCCCGCCATCTTTATAAATTCGGAACTTTAGATTCGAAAACTCCAAGACATACGTCTGCTCGACATTAAACTCAAAAGGTATAAGCCTTAATTCTTCATAATTACCGCCAAATATTCGACCTTCAGCAATATGCTCTGTGCCTGGGCGACGTGTGACGCCACCCTGTGGGAAGGTTAGAAAGTTCTGGAGTTTCTTGCAGCCGTTGAAATATTTAGCGAGATCGGTACGACCATCTAGCCTTGGCGATAGCTCACCAGCAGTAAAGTTAGTGAACGGCACACTTGATTTCGCCATGCCTAGAACCTCGATCTAATAAATGTATCTGCCTCGATAGCGCCAGAATCAGAGACGCTCGTAATGCTTGCAGGAGTGCCCTCGGTCGCGCTTACAAATCGTGCTTCCTTGAGCTTGTCTTCGTACATAATCCTCATCTGTTGCGCCAAGGTATTACTACCAACTAACGGGTATGCAACATCCGCAGCGATTGCAGCAACCAAGGTTTCGATAAGCAAAGAGTCATATTCACTTGTGTCTGTAATACGTGCCAAGTAAACAAGATCAATCGTATCTTCATTGCAAAGTATCTTTCTGCCCTCTAGTCGATAAGGAATATCATGAAAACGTAGATATAACACACGCAAGCAAAAAGGATCGGTCGGCAATGTAAATGCGTTATCAAACTCAAATTCTGGTGCAGTAGAGTCTGGAGAAAGGGAGGCTCTTCGAGTAAGTGACTTCCAAGGATGTGCTCGGAAAACAGAGTCTCTCAAAAATGGATATCGCTGATTACAGATACGGGCAGCTTTACTATCCTCAGTAAGACTCAGGATATTGGATGCGCCTATCTGATTGAGTGCGCTATTGCAGATATCAGTAATTGACGCTGCCATAATTTACTCTCAGCAAAAGAAAGGGGGCCGTTGCCGACCCCCGTTAGCTTTAGTCAGTAACGTACTGAACAATCATTACTAGATCACCAGCCTGTGCACCAGAAACGGTAGCAGTCTGAGTGACGGCAATGCGTAGCGGTACGCCTGGATCAGATGTTAGACCAGCATCTTCCCAAACAGCCTGCAATGGAGCGTTTCTACGACCGCCTTCATTAAAGGCAAGATCACTTCCGCCTCCGCTAGCGGCCCGGAGTTGTGTAGAACCTGCTGTATAAGCGTCTTCATCAATAACAGCATCAGCCGCATAAAGCGTTGCAGATGAGTCTGTATCGTTGAATTGCACGTTGCCGTTATAGACGCCAATGTTTACAGATGAGTCAGTTCCAGTATCAAGATCATCGTTAAACATTCGGATGCTAGTGATCCGAGCGTTTGATGGAACTTGACACAGAATAACCGCATCGCCGTCAGCATTTAAGTCGCCAGCTGCACATGCACGAACATCCATTGACTGATGAAGATTGCCGTGGAAATTGCCTGGAGCAAGGAAGTCAAACGGATCATTCGTGTCAATCGCAGTAGCGTTTACACCTTTAGTAATAGCCATTAGTCATTCCTCCTTAACCGAATGTGAAGCTTTCAGATTCGTCACAGGTGATTTCTACTACTTTATCTTCTTCCATGCGCGTAGCGCCGAAAGTTGCACAGTAGTAAACCTGCGTTGAATATGACTTGTCGGCACGCTCTTCAATGCGAGCCATAACGTCTTTACCTACTGCAAGCTTCAAACCATCTTCCGCAAATGCAAAACAGGTACGGTTGTTACCTGATTTAGCCAAGCGGTTTGATACGATAAACTTGAAGCCCATAAATGTATCGACTTCGCCACGAACCAAAGCCTTTACGGTGTTAAAGTCAGACGACGTTACCGCAGTCTCGTTCAACAGTCGTTGGATCTGGAAGGGAGAAACGACAATGTAGCGAGGTATACTTGGGTCAACAGAATTGACATCAAGCTTTTGCTTCGCCTCAATCAACTTTTCAATAGTGAGATCAGTTGATCCATGTGCAATCTGCTGTGCAGAAGGCAATGTTGTGCTGGTTGATCCAGACTTGCCAGTCTTTGCAGTGCCGGTAGCAGCCGCAATAATGGCATCATCCATTGCCCGACCAATAGCAGCTGCCGCAGTGCGAGCATACGCTGATGTTGGGTCAATCAATAAACGAACTTTGTCTGCATCATCGACGAGATCAGCCCATTCATAGCTGTCCATCGTGACCATACGACGCGAGTGTGGCGTGTCAACGATAGGTGTATCAGAGTGACGTGAAGTACGCTTCACCGCCGCAGCCTGACCTACCTGATCAAAGAATGCCTTTTCACCTGTCACTGATTCCTCAGAAACAGAACCGCGCAGCAAACTGCCCATCTGCTGTGAAAGCAACTGGACATTGCTGCTAAACTGCTGCACGAATGCAGTTGTAATTTGCGTAGACATAATAGTCTCCTGTTAGCAATGTAAAGTTGTTTCGCTACCCGACGAACGTCGGACGATAGTTTTTGGCGCTTTACGTCATCGCCAAACGGCAGGGGCTTACGCTTGTCCTGACTTCGCTGTGCTACTCTTCCCTCGGGCCATAGGCTTATCGGTCTGTTTTTCGCACCATTCAAGGAATACATCTGCTGTAGCTAGAGGATCTCTGACCATGGCAGGTGTTCCAAATTCGAGTGTACTCTTCAAAATCTCAAGTTTAAACTCTCTATCTGATAATTTTTCACCCTGTGGCATATTCCCTCCACTTCATCGCTTCCTGGATATACCACTGATGTTCAGGATGACGTGCATCCCAGTAAGGCGTATTAGGCGCAGTAATCTCACCTAGCTTCTGCATAGCATCACTTGGCGTGATGCCTCCGCTAGTTTGTACGCCTTCTAGCGTATCCTCACCCACCTTATCTCGCAGATAGACACCCATGTTGGCCAACATGCGGATTATTTCTGGGTTATCGCCTAGCATTGTGCCATCGGCTAGTTGCACTTCGGTGATCTCAGGGTTACCAAACTCTGCCAAAACACCATTTGCCAGTGCCATACGATCATCAAATGCTTGACCGTATTCTTTACGCAAATCACTTTCTACTGCATCAACACGCGCCTGCGCTTCCATACCAATGCTTTCTGCATCAGCAAACTGCATTTCGTTATACGCATCTAACAATAATTGTGCTTGTTGCGTATTCATACCCACTTTGTGCGCTGTATCTTTGAACCAGGACACCATGTCATTGTCCATTTCTGCGCCTTCAGGGATGTTGTTGTACGCCAGCTCGTACCCATCAGGTGATTCTGGACGCCCAAGCTTGGCGTAAACTTCACCCCACTCGTCTGCTGTAGCGCTTTTGCCAGGCAACGCCACCTTATCTGCACCCACCATTTGCTGTGCGTGGACATAGCTTTTGGCCAATGCGCCAATATCGTTAATGTGTTCAAGGCTTGAATGGCCTCGGATTTCTTCGGGGATACTATCTCGCCAGTCTTCAACAGACTGAGCTACCTCTGGCACATCAACTGCTTCAGAGACTTCAGCTACCTGTTCTTCACTCATCGAATTGTTCCTTTATCTGGGGATCCCAGTCTTGCAGCATGGACTTGAGAAACAACACTACCGTGCGCTGCCCTTCACGATAGGCTGTATCCGTCACCTCTGACGAATAAGTTGAGGCGTTTATGTGAAACCGATGCTCCAAATCCTTGAGCACCACTTCGCCATCATCTGTTTCAAGCACACGTTTGTATGCGCCTTTAAGCTCTAGTGGAGTCATTATCCCTCCAGCGCTCTATAGGCTGGTGCGGCTGCACCTGCCGCCTCTAAATACTGCAGTGTTTGCTGATCTGTTGCAGAGGCTTCTTCTGCTTGTTGTCTGTTCTCACGTATTTGACTGACTTGATCAGCACCACGAACTGTCGTTGCCGGCACACCTAACACCTTGAGTAGATACTTAGCCATGCCATCAATGTCGATGTAATCCATCGCAGACTGATCAATTTGTGACAATGGCATAAAGAGTTCAATCATGCGAAGTGCTGATTGAATATCGCCAGCACGCTGTGCCTTTGCCAGCGGTGATACGTATTCGATCTCAATATCAGAGTCTCGCATAAAGTCTGGCGCTGCGTTGAATGCTTTTTGGCGAACCATCAAGTTATACACACGGGTAATCATGGGTTGTAACAATTCTGCCTGTAAGCGTCCAAGAACTGGACCGAGCAAGCGCATCTTCTCCTCAGTACGCTGAACGACCTCGGTTGCTGTCATCTGCGGACCTTGGCTCATAATCAGTTGATCAACATAAAACGCTGACTCAATAGAGCGGCGGCGCTGCTCTTCCATGTTAAGACCGAGCGGGTTGTTTGCTCCGATGTTTAGCGGCTCAAGACGATCGCGTGTACCAGATCGGTAGAAGTTGAGACCACCAGGCACAGTACGAATCGGCAACATGAAGCCATCATCAGGCACCATCAGAGGTGGATCGACCTGCTTTTGCGCGGCACGAATCGTTACCTCACACATCTTGTTAAGCATTTTGATATCAGGTAGCGCCGTCATTGCCGGTGATCGGCCATAGCCAATCTCGAAACTAGCCTTCAAAAAGCGTGGAGCAACATACGGAAACTCTTCAAAGCCTGACTCACTAAGAACCGTTTTACTTTCAGGATCAATGAACACTGAAGCAAACTGCATGTTTTTGTTGTCGGTGCGGGTAGTGTCTCGCTCATCGCGTGGATAAACCGCATGAATGAGGGAAACTTGATCGTAAGGATTCTTTTTTGCTCGGTTAATAATCTTGTTATCTAATGTTTCTTCGCCAAATCGCTGCTTGACAGCCCGCGCTGGCATATTGAATTTACGAAATATGGTATCGACACGCCCCTTTTCGTCTTCTGATAAGAAAACTTCAGCGCAATGTTTTGTGGAGAATCGGATCTGAGACTCGGGATCTGCCTCAATAAACATGGTCCCCGTGCCAAAGCAAATAAGATCGTGATACAGCTCATGGATTTGCTCTTGGAAGTTAGAGCGATTGAAGGCCAGATACATATCGTCTTCAACAGACTCCAGCCATTCTTTTGCTTGATCGTTCTCATCAAGCGTTCGATCTCTGTATCTCAAAGAAAACCAACGGGTAGCTGCATTGGTCAACATGCCATGCAAACTCGCAGACATCAGTTCAGCGGCATGAATCGCTGTCGAATCAAAGATTAGCTCGGTACGCTTATCACCATCTGTACGCTTTTTGGTGACATCGGCTTTTCTTGGCACGACATAATCAGCTATCTCTTGCCAGTGACTTTCCCAGACCTGTCGTTGCGAATACAGGCTTTGATAGCGCTGCATCAACTGAACTGCTAATTCATCGGCCATGTTATCTCCTATGTTCCACGTGGAACAATTAGCTACCTAGCAGCGTTTTTCTCTGTACGCTTGCCTGCCCTGTCAATCCCATGGGACTGGTCGCTACACCCCGAGCACGTCGGCGACGATACAAATCCCGTGTTGCCTCTTCCTGGTTGTCACCTTGAGTACCTAGCGCAGCGAGTGGCCGGACAGCTTGGCGATCTACTGCGCCAGCTGGCTGTACTGATTCCTGCATAATCTTTGGTGTGCCAGTCAGTGTCTTCATTAAGTTACTTCCTTCTCTTTGAAGAATATCTTTCTGCGCTTTCACACCAATAGTACGATCAAACTTCTCACCGGCTTTTCGGATTGCCTTGCCTACTTTTTTGACTGGCTTACTCATATCATCCCCATTTATGCGGCAAGTCTAGCGCCGCACCGTCCTCTGTCATATAGCCACCCATCCTGAGCAGCAAATCTGTTTGAGAGTTTTCCACAATGAGCTTGTTTACACCAGATACCCAAGCCACACTAAATAATGCATTCATCAGTCTCCTACTAAAAAAGCGCCTTTGGTAATCAGGAATTATTAACGCATGAGCTGTCCATGTCGTCTCTTCATCTTCTACCGCATAGCACCAAAAGAAACCCGCAATCTTGTCTTTTACTTCGCATGTTACGACAAACGCATAGTCGATTATCCGAGAGTGCGCTTCAAGATACGGATAGTTATACCGCTCCATGTAATCAAGCAGCACGTCTTGAGACAACTTAGCGTCATGAATTCTTGGACGTATCACCAGCGCCTAGCTTCTTTCGCTTGGTTGCGGAATCGAGCAAGCCCCTCGGACCCGTCAAAATAGTCTGCGCCCTGCCCATACGTCGAGGATCAAAGAGCTTGCGCTTGAGCTTTTCCTCTTCTGTCCTACCAAAAATAGGCGCAGCCGGAATAATAGGCGGTGCAGGTGGTGGCGGTGGTGTTGCTGGCATTGTAATTTTAGGTCTGCCCATAATTACATCCTCGCTGCTAATGGGTTGTATGATGAATCAGCAAACGCCTGTGGCGGTCTGCCGTCAAAAGTATTCGCATCCCTTATCCCTACTGCGAGGTATCGGAAGGCGTCTGCCGCGTGCGACGACCAGTCGTGGACCGGCGTTGCCCTGAAGCTGCGGCTTTTTTCGTTGTACGCCCTATGGTACTGACGGAGGCACTCGAGTCCCGCTTGGCACGCGTCTTTGTCGAACCAGCACTTTTGGATGAGGATTTGCGCCGCGTGGATGCCGTCTTCGAGGGGGAGCTTGGGGACGACTCTGAAGTTGATTCCGAGGTCGAAGGCGATCTCACGCCGACTTTTACCAGAACCCAGTTCACGTACTTCGATATCGTGAGGCGCATTGTGCGACCCATAGAGATAACCTTTTGACTGTAAGACTTCAGCATAATGGGGTAATCCTTCATTCCTGTTCTCATAAAAGTCAATGACATGCACCGACCGGCCAACTTGCTGTGTAAACCATATTGCAGTGCTATCCCCTACACCTAGATCCCACCACGTTTCTACTCGGACACTAGGGTCATGTGGAACATCATTGATGCGCCCCTTTTCATGGAGTGCCTGCAGCTCTTTACCATAAATAGCACCTGGCACATTCGCAACCCATGAACACTCGAACTCCTGCTCAAACTGATCAGGCGACATCATAGCCTTAGCCGCCTCTAACTCTTCCTCATCGAGAATGCCTGTCTCACTCGCCTTATAGACTTGGGTAAACCAATCCTTCTGACCAGAGGCGGCATCATAGAGATCATAGAACGCATTGTGACCACGGGGCGTACCAATAAACAACGCCCAGCCCTTTCGGTCGGATAGTGCGGGTCTGATGATTTCAGGGAAGAGCGACTCAGGCATATCCGCCATCTCATCTAAAACACAGCCATCAAGATAGATACCCCGCAAGCTATCAGGATTCTCTGATCCTAATAACTGTATCCTAGAACCGTTAGGTAGATCAGCCCGCAATTCTGTCTCATGGAAACGCACCATTGGTATGGCGCTAGCAAACTGCTTTAGATAATCCCATGCCACAGCTTTGGCTTGGCGGTAGGTAGGCGCTATGTAAGCGAAGCGTGGGTTGGTTTGGTCGGATAAGATGGCATCTCTAAGCAGGTGATTAATCGCCATAACAGTCTTACCGAAACGACGATGGCAAACCACCACACCCCAGCGGTTCTCTTGTAAAGACTTATGTAACTCTGCCTGTAGCTTCCTAGGTCGATAAGGAATGTATATCTCTGTCATGACGTAGCAGCACTATCATCCCACTTCAAGGTAATCGTACCACTCACCTTCGTATCGTTATCCTCAGCCTTATTGCGCACGCCTAACGGCGCTAACTGCCTAACGTACTTATCCTTCTGATCGGTCTCTAGCCTACGACGCTGCACTTCTGCCATGGCGAGCTTAGGATCTTCAGGTAACGGTTGTTCAATAATATCAATAATCTGATCTCTCAAGACTTCAGCTTGCAATGCTCTAGCCCTGCGATATTCCTGGTAAGCCTCATCGCTATCTTGCACATGACGCAATACCGTCTTCCATGAAGGGTACTTAGCGTTCTCATTACAGATGCGGGTCAATGACATGCCATCCGCTATCTGCTCACAGATTTCAGAGAACTGGTCTTTTGTAAGCCTTGGCTTTCTAGGCATCGCCGTCACTCCAAAAAAAGCCCTGCGCTATTAAGCAACAGGGCAAACACAAGGAAGCCCCTATGAGAGCACTTGCATTATGTAGCTGACTGTGGCTGAAAGCAAATGTGTGTTTTGTGGTGGGGATATATATACATATGACACGCGGCCTGTTTTGCGGGGGGTAGGGGGGGTGCGCTAGAAAAATCGCATGCCTGCCCCAGTAAGCGCTCACTAACATAGCGAAGTGAGTGCTCACTAACATAGCATAGGCATAGGCTGCGTCGTGCGCGCGACCAATGACAGAATCAAATCACTCACACCGTCCCTACTGCCTACTACAGCACACACATCCCCTACCCAAAGCCATAACATCTACCCATCACTTACCACTACACATAGCTCTACAAAGCCATATAAAGCCCGTCACTGAACGTAACCTACCTACCCTATGCAACCCTACCGCTTAGCCCTTAAACGCTTGATATAGCTACATATAACCCCACTGCTTAGCATTAGCTGCACATAGTTTTGTCACATTTGTCACGCGTTTCATTCTATTACTTGACACTTTTTGTCACAGCAATTAGATTGGAGTTGTCGGCGAGGGAAACAAGACAGACCGACAGCCAGCAGGCAAAGCACTGACAACCGCGAGGCTCAGGGACACTGACTTACTACAGTGCATTCAATTCCGAGTGCGCTGCACTAAGTCAACAAGGGAGTGTGACTATGTTTGTAACATCTAAAGCTGGTTTTGATATGTTCAATCGCGCTGTTGCTCGACGCGATGTGCCAACTGACTATTACTCAGGCGGCATCTTCGATGGCCTCATTGAGGTTTGCGATGAGTATTTCCATTGCGCTATCGCTCATAACAAAAACGGCTGGGCGATTTACCCGCTTAACCGCAACCCAGACAATACCGAAGACGGACCTCGACATCCGCTCTTTGGTTTGTACTTCGATACAGCAGAAGAGGCTGGGGGTTGGGCAGCGAGCATCGCTTACAAGTCTTGACTGATGAGCTTGGCTGGTAACCAAGCGAAACGCTCTTCGGAGCGTCTCAAGAAACCAACACAAGGAAGTCAACAATGATCAAACTCAAAAAAGCTAATTCTGCTGAATGGCTAGGTAATGGTATGGGTAACAGCACTGCCGACTGGGTAGTCGCTAAAGACCCTGAGATCTCAGTCCGCAAAGTCGGTGCCAACTGGTACGCATTCAAAGACTGTGTACGCATCGCCAGCGGCTGGGACAAGCCAATGCTGCTCGCAGCACTTGAGCGCAAGCATCCAGAGCTTGCCGCATAAACCTACTGATGAGCTGGTGAGAATCCAGCGAAACGCCGTGAGGCGTCTAGGTAACCAACACAAGGAAGCTAATTATGTACCAACAAGAGCAATTCAAAGTGCTGACTAACAACTGGCGTGAGCCTGATCTTTTCCGCGAGGGCAGAGAGACTTACTACTCTTACGCCGAAGCTGAGAATGCACTAAACGCCGACCGTGATCAGTTTTTCGGTTATCTCATCAGCGAGGCAGCTAATTGTGTAACTCAGGACGCGAAAGATCATTTGGCTCGTGTTGAGGCTACTCATGAGTGGAAGATCGAAAAGCGCGTGATGAACTACGGCTACGCTAGCGAATACCTGTACAGCGACGTGCGAGCTTGGGAGATCTTGCGAGTCGTTTCTGACAACTGCATCGAGATTCGCCGCATGGACTCAGATCACTACTGCGGCAACTGCGAGCAAGTAGCTGGTGGATTTGCTGGTCACGTAGTGAATCAGCATAACCAAGAGGTCACTTACGCTTCTAACCCCGATAACGAAGTTATTCGGATCAGGCGACGTAAGGGCAGCAATGATCAATGGATTCACAAAGGCCGACGCTTTGCTCTCAAGACTGAGCCTTACGCCTTTTACGATTTCAACTTCTAACCGCACTGACGAGCCTAGCTGGACACTAGGCGAAACACCCTTCGGGGTGTCTGCGGAATCCACCGCTCTACAAGGAAACTAAACTATGAGTGCATATCTATGTGAACCATCTGACTTTGCGGCACTAGCCCGCTACGCCAAACGCG